TAAGATACAATATTTATTTGTTTAAATATTTAAAGATTATATTAAGTTGTAATTTAAATACAATCTTTCTAAAAAGGGGGTGTAAATTTTGTGATTTTCGGGTGTACATAGTTATAAAAATTAAATTCTAGTTTTTTGTATATATATATATATATTAATGTATTCAAAATATTCAAAATATTTAAAGTATAAAAGTAAATATTTAGCTTTAAAAAAAATATATAATCAATCAGGTGGAACTAATTTTAAATTTACCATTAAAATAGATAAATCCGTTAAAGAAGTATTTGACAGTGATATTGAATTAAAAGAAATTTTCATATCAAGTGATGAATTTTATTCAATCTCAAATGATTCTGTTGTAGCTAAAAAAATATTTGATCTATATAAGGCAAATATGTTTTGGAATTTAACAGAAAATTCAAATGAAATTTATAGATCAGAATTTGATGAATACAAAGCAGAAGCTGAATATATTCTAAATGATATTGATATTTTATCATTCATTAAAAAATGGTGTGTTGATATTACACCAGAATCAGCACAACAAATAATATCTAAAATAATTCATGCTACTAATTTGACTTTTTCACCTGATACAGAACTATTTAATATCATTAAGTATTTAGATGAAACAATAACTTATCTCATTCGAGATATAAGAAAAGTAAGATTTGGACGAGATTGGAGAGCAACGGAAATAAAAAATGGCGAAGATTGGAAAAAATGGACTATTAATGGAATAATCTCAAGAGACCTTCTACATTCTCTATGGATAGATCGCAGAAATCACTCTGAATATTTAATAGAAATAATGTCATATCTTGGATTATGTGCTAAAATACCAGACAGAATAAATGAGTCATTTTCTCTTATTGTGCCATTACAAGTAACAAAAATATGTCATGATCCTACAAATTATGAGACCATGCAATATGTTTTTCCAGAACCTAAATATGATGAAAAAACCAAAATAGATTGTTTTTTAACTTATGATCTTCATTTTACTAAACCATTAGCTTATATTTTTGAAACACTAGTTACACGTCTAATTAGTCGTTTTCCCGATGAATATAATTCACCTGATGCATTAAATCTTCCAAAATTAAATGCAGCACAAGTGGATCTTTTAATTAATGGAGAAAGAGTTATTCTTTTTGTAAATTGGGAGAAAAAAATTATAAGGTGCCTTATATCTATTTATACAGATCATCCTCACATTTACAATATAATAGAATTAGAACTAAATCAGATTCTTGGTACACGTACTGATCCAGGAACTTTTAAACAATATACTGATCTTTTATGCAAAATGTGTTTAAAATATGATATAGAAAAAAATGGATTGGATTGTAGAAATATTAAAAAGATTATTAATGAAATAGATACATATGATGTTTTTACACCAAAAATAGATCATACAGAATCTGAATTATTTAGAAGATATCCTACTATTAGAGTAGAAATAGATATTGCCACGGATATAGAATATTATTTTGAGCATATGATGGATATAGAATCCTATTATCATAGTGTTGGTAATTTGGAAGTAAAATTAAAGGAAAAGATAGTAAATGGGCTTGTAGTCGATGCTGGTGGACCAACGAAAACTTTTTTTACAAGATTATGTAATGAGTTTTGTGAAAAATATTTAGTCAAAATGGATGATAATTCATATACATTTAAAAAATTAGATATAACTAAAAACAACGATGAATTAAGATATTATGGTTTTATGATTGGTAGAATGATTATTTTAGGATTATGGATACCATTTAGATTTCACAAAAGCGTTGCTTGGCAAATAAATCATCAAGATGATGCTAATCATTATCATATTATTTCATCAATAAGAGACATTGGAAATAAAATTGAAGATTATAAAGAAATTATTCTAACATTAAGATCATCTGGTCAAAGTGTTGAAGCACTAGAGTTAAAAATAGATCAATTATATGTAAGGTTGGATGGTTTAGTAGATTTTAAATCATGGATACCTATTACAGAATCAAGAGAAAAAAATTTAAATGAAATATACAAAGCATTGAGCATAAGTAGAGAAAAACCCAAATTGTTAGTTTTGGATACAATGGAAACTACTATGGCTACTTCAGAAAGTTCAGAAAGTTCAGAAACTTCAGAAGATTATGAAACATATAAAGAATTAATAGATTCAAGTGCAGAACATTTATTTATTGAAGGATTGACCGCGTGTTCGGAAATGTGGAAAGAATTTAGTGAATTAAAAAGTAATATAAATATATATTATAAATGTGATGATGATTATTATGAAAAAATAACAAAAAATTTAAAAGAACCACGTTTAATAGAATTTTTTCAAGCAAATAGAACCAATATTGATTTATTAAAAAGTTTTAATAAACTTGCTACAGGTTTAGAATGTGCAAATTATGAATTAAAATATGTAGAAGATAATTATAAAATATCTGATTCATTGTTTAGTTTTCATACATGTTTTGATCGAGTTGATATATATATAAGAACATTGAATGCAATTGATATTGCTGATATTAGCAAAGAAGAATTATTTGAAAAAATAAAATTACAAATACTACCAGATTCTGTAGATACATATAATATTGATTAAAATGTTTATTAAGATATTTATTAGATGCTTATTAGATATTTATTAGATGTTTATTAAGATGTTTATTATATGTTTATTAGATGTTTATTTAATTGTCTAGAAATCATTTGACAAATATTTAAAAAGCTTTAGCCTTGTATATAATAATATATATCAATGTATTCAAAATATTTAAAGTATAAAAGTAAATATTTAGCTTTAAAAAAAATATATAGTCAATCAGGTGGAACTAATTTTAAATTTACCATTAAAATAGATAAATTCGTTAAAGAAGTATTTGACAAAGATATCGAATTAAAACAAATTTTCATATCAAGTGATGAATTTTATTCAATCACAAATGATTCGGTTGTTGCTAAAAAAATATTTGATCTATATAAGGCAAATTTTTTTTGGAATCTAATAGAAAATTCAAAAAAAATTGGCAGAAGCGAATTTGATGAATACAAAGCAGAAGCTGAATATATTCTAAATGATATTGATTTTGCACCATTCATTCAAAAATGGTCTACTAATATTACATCTGAATCAGCACAAAAAATAATATCTAAAATAATTCATGCTAGTAATCTAGCTTTTTCTAATCCTGATGATAAACCTGATAATTTAATTGAGTGGTTAGATGACACAATATCTTATCTCATACGAGATATACAAACAGTAAGATTTGGACGAGATAGAGAAGCAATGAAAATAAAAAGTGGTGAAGATTGGAGGAAATGGACTATTAATGGAATAATCTCAAGTGACCTTCTATATTTTCTATGGATAGATCGCATAGATCATTCTGACTATTTAATAGAAATAATGTCATATCTTGGATTATGTGCTAAAATACCAGACAAAGAAAATGACTCATTTTCTCTTATTGTACCACTACATGTAACTATGCTTGCACATAATTTTAATTATGCATGGTTACCATATATTGATCTAGAATATTTGAGTGCTATGCAAATTGATAAATTAGTATATAGTACTATAAAATTTTCTTGCAAGTTAGATTATATTTTTGAAACAATTATAACAAATCTACTTAATAAATATAGTCAAGACTATGATCATTATAATTTTCCTAAAATTCATAATTTCCAAGCTGATATTCAGATAGCAGGATCACGCGTCATTCTTTATGTAAATTGGAAGGATCGAAATATACAGTGTATCATATATGGAACTGATATTGACAAAATCAAAAATTCAAAAAATAATATCAAATGAATTAGATTTAATACTTCCAAGGTATGGCTTATCATCAAAAACATATACTTTTGGTGATTTTGAAAAATATAATCATAAATCTACATAAATTAATCTATAAATTAACAATTAACTTAATCTATTTCATCATATGTTTTCTTAATAGTCCAGAAATCATCTGCTAAATCTTTATTTAACACATAATCATATGGCATATAAAAATAACCTTTGTCGCCCCATGTATCTCCCCAACTATTTCTTACTATAAATACTTTTTTATTATCATCAAATCCAACTATCGCTACTGCATGGCCACCTAAAATCTTCTCAGATGATGTATTTGGCATTGGTACAGTACCAGTTGAAGCTACTTGTTCTGACTCAAAACTTTCGTATACTACAAAACCAAAAGCAACTGGATAACCTGAGATTAAACAAGCCTTTAATTGATCCAAATCCTGACTCAAAGCATTTTGATCAATTGATTTGTGATTCTTTGCTTCGTTAAAACATTCATCATCTGGTTTTGTAGCAAATTTGCTAATATCATATGGCCAGATATTCTCAGGACAAACACCAATTGTATTGATTGCTTTAATACCATCATGAATTTCTGCCCCAGTATCCGATGAGATATGTCCTTCAATTGCTCTTTCATTATAATAAATGAATAATCTAGATGGCACAAATGGATTAGGTTCATTTTGTATAAGTTCATCAAAATGATAGCAAAAAGCCAAAGAATTTGCTGTACAACTTCCTAATTTGCCTTGATCATATATATCAGGACATTTTTCTCTAAGATCAACTAATTTAATATTAGAATGTGTATTGCAAATAAAAAAGTTTTTTTTTTGGTGATTATCATATTTTGAACCTTTTTTCCATCCATATTCTCTTTTTATTTTAGATGAAGTAATATTAGATGAAGTAATAAAAATACCAGAAAAATAATCAAAAAATGAAGACGTCATATGTTAATAATAATATATGCTAATAATATATATTATTAGCATATATCTAAATTAGTTTATAAATAATCATATCATCTTATGATATTATCTTATGCAAAATATAAAAAATTACTCTATAATTTACTTTAATAAAATATTCTGTTTATAAGCATTTGACTAAGCCAGCTGCAAAACCAAAAACAACACAGAATTGCAAAATATTTTCTTTAAGACCATCTAAATTAATAATTGATGAGAATTGCTTTTCAAACATATTTTATTTAATACCATCTAAAATTGATGAAAAAGATAAATTAATTTCAGTTCAAAAAATTCAAGACTTTCACTAACAGTCATTTAATTTATTCATTTAATTTATTCATTTGAATTAAATGACTGAAATTAATATTTTTTTGCTTATGAATATATATATTAATGTATTCAAAAAAATCAAAATATTCAGAATATGCTAAATATCAAAAGTACAAAAGTAAATATTTAGAACTACAAAAGAGAATTAGTCAATCTGGTCAATTTGGTAGAGGAATCCCATTTAGCATTAAAATCGATCAAAATATTAAAAACTTTATTGACAGTAGAGAAGATCTACAAATTTTACAAAAAGTGTTTACTAGATCCGATATACCTTATGATATTGACACTGATAACGAGGTTGCAATTAAATTATTGGAGTTATGTAAAGAGAATCCATCGTGGGATATTAGAGAAGGCACTAGACGTATACTCAATAATGAAATACATAAATTAACTTGGCAACAAGCAACATATGCCCTGTCATTACCTAATCCAGGACCAGTATCAGGACCAGGATCAGGATCAAAATCAGTACCAGGATCAGGATCAGGATCAAAATCAGTACCAGGATCAGGATCAGGATCAAAATCAGTACCAGGATTAACACCAATATCAGAAACATCAGATGACGAATGGGCATCATCTGATGACGAATTGGAGCATGATCGCAAAATGTTTTTTGCTGTTATTGAAAAGGAAACAGATACAGCAAGTGATTATTTAGATACGAACTATAGACTTCTCTCATTTCATTCCAATCCACATGATGCATGGGATAGAAGAAACAAAGCAGAGGCGAAGCACAAACATCCACGTCCTTATGATAGATATACTAAATACAGTTTTGTAATCTATAGGATTATAAATATGCCACCTGTTGGCTCTACTAAAGTGTATGCTTTTGTTAATGATAAAACTCAAACCATTGAATTTAGCAAGACAGAAAGTTTAGACAGAGTTCATACAGATGACCGAATGAACTATAATATAGTCAATTCGTGCCTTGATGGGAGTACTAACATATTGAACATGATTAAAAACTCTGGACTATATGATGATATTTTTTTATAATAAATAAAGATTGATTTTCTTATTTTAACTAATAGAATTTTCATATTTGTTAAAGAACAAAATCTTATTCTTGTTAATGTATTAGGTAGATTATCTTGTATAATGTCATATATTTCATCAACTATATAATCACCATCTAAATTTGATGGAAAAGATAAATTAATTTATTCATTTAAATTAAATTAAATTAAATGAATAAATTAATTTTTTTTGCTTATGAATATATATATTAATGTATTCAAAAAAATCAAAATATTTAGAATATGCTAAATATCAAAAGTACAAAAGTAAATATTTAGAACTACAAAAAAGTATTAGTCAATTTAATCAATTTGGTCAATTTGGTGGAGGAATACAATTTCGCATTAGAATTGATCAAAATATTAAAAACTTTATTGACAGTAGAACAGATCTAAAAATTTTACAAGATGTGTTTACTGAGAAGGATAAATCTTATGATATTGACACTGATAAGGATAAAGAGGTTGCAATTAAATTATTGGATTTATGTAAAGAGAATCCATCGTGGAATATTAGAGAAGGTAATGAACGTATATCCAAAGATGACATACATAAATTAGCTTGGAAAAAAGCATTATATATCCTGTCATCAGATAAACAAGTACTAGCTCCAGGACCAGGACCAGAACCTATACTAGATCAATACCAACATCCTGCGCTTCTTGAACAATTGATTAAAGATTTACCGGCGGGTTTTGTAAAACGATTTAGACTTGAAGCTTTTGCTGAAACTAAAGTTAAAGATGAAAGCTATTTAGATTTACGCACAAAGCCTAATAGTGAAACTGCGCATAAATTTGTTATAGAATCACATTATACTCCAACAATATGTAATGGTCATCCGATAAAAACTGTTTTTGATAAAGGTAATTCAAATGTAACATTGTGTAGTTTAAATAAAGTAAAGGATTTAAAATTAGATATGACGCATAAAATGGCGTCAAAAAATTCAATACTTATGTATAATATATTAGTTGAAACATGTGGCCGAGGCCAACTAAATAAAATTAACAAACAAGCACCACAAGCACCACAAGCACCTCGTGTACAATCTGAACGAAAAATTCATACCCTACAAGTAGTTGCAGATAGTTTTATTGAAGATGAAAGTTCAGTTAACTATCAAGAAACAACATTAGAAGAGTTTATAAAATTATTGGATTTATTATTACCTAATTATATTAATGAAATTCCAAATGGACATAATATGACAAAAACTGAACAAACAGATTATTTATACAGACATTGTGGTCTGAAACCAGTTTCAGGAGTTAATCCTGGTGCCAGTGATTTATATTTATATGAAACATATTTACCGATTGAATCAGCTGTCGTAGATGAAAATGGTATGTTTCAACCAAAATTTAAATTTTTAGTTAAGGCAGATGTTGGAAATCCAGGTGTAGATTTATTAATATCAGATGAAGATATTAGAAAATTATCATTATATGGTGCTAAAGTTGAATATGTAAAAAAATCTCATCAAAAAAGAGATGAAATAATAGAATTAAAAAGAGAACTTGAAGAAATTGAACTTGACATTAATATACAAATTACGATATTAAATAATGCTGATGCTTTTGGTAGAGTAGATGATATTGTATATAGAAAACTTCGAAGATTAAGAAAATTACAACATGAAAAATTAGTGAGACTTAAAGATTTATATAAATGTGATATACCAATAAGAAAATTAAATTAAATCAAAAATCAAAAATCAAAATCTAATCTATTTAAATAAAACATTTTTTATAAATTCAGTTGGATGTAATATATGTTTACCTCCAGCAGCATTTGGATGCCCGCCTCCAGATAAATATTCCTTTGCTAATCTAGCACAATCCACCTTATTAGTTGATCTTAGTGAATAATGATATTCGTCTGTAATATGATCATGTGTCCATAAAATAGCCATATCACAATGTTCTGATGATAGAGCATTACCAAGATCAGACGCAATATCTGCTGAACAGTTATAACATATGATAGTAATAGGATTACCTAACTTATCAATACAATGATGTTTTTTTTCTATAGTCTTTTTGACAATAGAAGCAATTTTCATTTGTTTATGATTATTAAGAATGGTTCCAAGCTGAATAACTTGATCAAGTTTAGCAGGATTTGTATAGATTTCTTCAAATAATGCAAATTTTTCTTCAAAGGTTGCCAAACATTCTGATTCAAAGAATAGACCATTTGAAAATTCCTGAGTCTGCTTAATACGAAATTTCCACAAATCTCTTTCTTGTATCATTTCTAAGAATTTAGGAATTAATACATTTGGAAAGAAATATTCCCAAGTTAAACCCACTCCCGCTTTATCCATATTAAAAGTCGCAAATTGACAATCTGTTAAACTATCCTTTGCCGTAATATGATGATCTAAAATATAAATCTCATTTTGTTTTGATCTTAGCAAAGTAATAACTTCAATACTAGGACAAAAATCCATAAAAAGAATATTTTTCCCTACCATATCATAAACTAGTTCCTTTCCATGTTGAGCAGGAAATAGTCTTAGTTTTTGTACTTTGTCTGGAAAATTAATTTTATAATAATAATATGCTACCCAAGCAGAGGATAAGCCATCTTGACAAGGATAATGAAATACAATAGTATCAATATTATTTTTGAAATCAGGATTCATTTTTTATAATTTGAATAATTACTTAGTTAAATTAATTAATATTATTCAACTAATTAAACAAACAAAATATCAATTTTATCATATAATTTTTCCAATGGTCGACATTTGTAATTAGTTATATAAGTTTTTATATATAATATATAAAATATATTATATATGAGTTTGAATAAGTTGAATGAGTATAAGTATGATCCTACAATTAAAAATTTTGATTTATCAGATGGATTTATAGAAATTTATGATCAAGGCGAATTAGGATCATGTGCAATTAATGCATTTTGTGCATTATTTAATTATGAATTAGTAAGAGCTTTGGGAATGGCCCAACCTAAAACTTCAATTGCTCTAAATAATTATTTATCAATATTTATGTTGAGTTGTATAAGAAATGGCACTTCTACTAAATATAAATGTACTGTTGTTGATAAAAAAGCAAAACCAATATACAAAGATATCAAACATATCATACCATTTAGACCATTTAGACCATCTAGATATTATTTATATTATTATGCTTGTAATAGAAATAATAATAATATTAATCCTAATAATTTTAAAAATGGTGGTGGTAGTGATATTGGTTTGATTGTTAATGCAATTAAATTACATGGAATATTAGAAGAGTTACCAAATGAAAATGATAATGTTTGGCAATTAGAAAAATCATTAGATAATCCAATGAAAAAAACAGAATTATCATCAGATGATCCAAAAACAAAACCAGAAATATTTGTTAAAATCACTGAACTAGAAAATAAAATAACTGAACTTAAAAAAAAAATATCTGAACTAGATAATAAAAATCCTAAAAATACAGATGATATTAAAAAAATAAAAAATGAAATTATAAAAACAGAAGAATTGATTAATAATTATTTAAATCTCAAATTTAATTATACTAATATATATTATGAGGAAAC